GCGCGCAAGACTTATGTCAATAGCCTCAACCCCGGCCTGGTCCACAGCCCCCTTCAAGGCGATGCAAAGTTCCCGATACTCCCCTTGCACCTCCCTGATCCAGGCCCGCACCGCATCAGCCGGAGCCGGGCTCAACCCCGCTTCTTTTCTCTCGCTTATGTAATCCATGAGGTTCAGCTTGAGGTCCGTGTCATAGCGCGTGGATCCGTCTGGCTTGAAGCGTATAAAGCGCTGCACATTGCGCTTAAGCTCGCGGTGCTTTTCCCGCTTGGCCAGGGCCAGGGCCTCGGCCGGGGTGGGCTGGGGCGGCGGGGTGTGATCAAGTTCGCCGGTCCCTGCGTTGTACGTGTATTCCGAGGGCGGATGCTTCAAAACCGCATCGATTATCATGTGCCCGGCACCAAAACGGCTTAAATCTGTTCCGGGAAATGCAGACTCGACAACTTTATTACTATTTAAATCAACCACATAATTCATCGTCCGAACCCCTTAGGCAAATGGATCTGCATCAACCAAACTGACCCTTCCTGCGCCAGTGTACTTTTAGTTTTCAGCTGTCCAGAACTGTTAGTAGAGCGAACCGCCGACGCGTAGAAATAACTATCTGTGATGCTGGAACCCGTATAATAAACTCCTATGCCCTCACCATAAACGCTCCCTAACGAGTCGCCGTTCTCTAAAAAAATGTAATTTCGTTGAGCATTTGCGCCTGTTTGATGTAGTCGTACCGTAACGTTCACCATCGTTCGGAAAGGAGGGCCAACAGTAATCAGAGTCTCAGCCGCTGGCCAAGATGCGGAGCTGTACATCTCAATAGCGCTATCGATCGACAATATGCCGTTAAGCAGCCTGCTTGCTTGTAAAGATCCACTCACAGACAGCACAAACCCAATGCACCTCTTGCTTCCGTCGGCTGAATAATAGCCGTCTTTAGCCGCATCGTATGTCGGCGAGGTCGTGGTGCTTGTGATCTCTGTATCAGTGAGCGCGCTATCTGAACTCGGTTCGGCCGCCATGACCCAGTACCAAGCATCTCCGCTTGGGCTTACAACATGATCAAAAGCAGCGTCTACGCTGTAGAGACTCCCGTTTATCTCAACATTCCCGGCGCTTATAGTGACCGTGCTGGAATTTTTATAGTCAGCCCAAACCGTCATGAATCCTGCCTGCCTCGATGCCAGCTGATCCACCCTGGCCCCATGCTCACCGGCAGTGCCCACCGGCAAGGACAATGTGCCGGTAACTGTGTTATCTCCACCTGACATCAGCGCCGCATTTTTCAGGCCTCCCGCCGCATCAAGCATCACAATTTGCCCTGTCCCACTCAAAGCATCGGTCTCGGCATGCACGTAGCCATCCGCGACAGCCGGTCGGGCATCGCTTGTGCCGATGCTGATTACTTCGCCGCTGCCGCCGTGGCTGTGATCTGCATCAGCCTTTGTTGCTGCCAGATTTTCGAGCGCTGCTTTGAGGTTTGCCAAAAACGCCAGCATCAAGGAGCCCCAAGCGGTCTGGCCGGGCTGGTAGTTTATTAGATTATTAATGGCAGAAATGATATTGCTGAGGACAGACATTACAGGTCCTCCAGAATTATGAGATTAGATTTATACGCTGTTTCTGTTTTTTCGACGCCAGGCGATGCCGTAAATTTGCCGTAGACGGTGGTAAGTTTCTTTTGTCTGAGATCTTCGTCGGTTAGCTGCATGATAATGGGTAGTTTTGTGCCGACTTTTTTAGCCATGCGGGCAAATTCACCAAATACTTCAGTTCCTTGCAGACGCTCAAGCGTCAGATCAATTTCAAGTCGAGGCGGAATTTGATCTACATAATCAATGCCGGACAGAGACCTATCTGACACAGAATATTCCTGCCATTGGATTTTATAGTTGAGCGCTGGCCCGACTTCCGGGCTCCAGACCGGCCCGAGCATTAACCGCCCGAGATAAATCTCATTTTCGACGCCATCGCCGTTTCGGAATTCGACTTCCCAGTATTGGGCAGCCACGTTTTGAAATTGGTGTAGCGCCGTAATGCGTGGGTATTCGGCCAAATCTTCGGGGCTGGGATATCCCAGCCAGCCGCCGTCCAACCACCCGCCCTCGAGCCAGCCTGAGATAGGGCCGATGGGCTGAAATGACTCCTCAAAGATCAAAGTTGAGTAAGCGTCTGAGTAAGCCCGGATGAAGACATCTGTATCGGGCTTGAAATTAAACTCGACCAGGCCCAGGCCTTCTGCGTTTTGTAGATCGGCGAATTGGATGCGAATGATTACATTGCCTGTGCCGCTTGATTTCCAGGCTTGGCGGCGAATGGTGGTTTGCAGATTTTCGACAGGCCAACCGGATTTTTCGCAGTCCACAGGCACAGTTGTAAGCACTGCATCATCAAAAGCGTAGTTAAACAGGCACGCAAACTCACTCATGCGAACAACCCCATGCGCACTCTATTACGAGTGTAATCCTCATCCATCCTTACGATTCTTTGATTTCCTGATAGCCCAAATCTTGACCACTCCAGGGAAACCTGCCCGGCAAGATCGGCTACAAAAGGCTCTATTTTCGCGGCTATATTGCAAATCCGGCGACGGACAGAGAATAAATCCCACTGTCTGTCGCGGACGGTGTTTGCATCAACTGATGAAGTTAAACAAGTCTCTCGCTCACCCGCCTGGGCAGATGGGTTGAGATCAAGAATAGATGAGTCCTGGCGGGAGACAGAAGCGTATGTGGGTGGTGTGCCGGTTGCCGTGATGTACTTAATCGAAAGCTTATAATATTGCTTTTGCCAGCTCTTGCCCTCGAACTCCAGCAGCTCGTTATCATCGGCCAAAGTAAGATCCGGAGTGTCCGTCGGATTCGGAGCTTCGAAAGTTGAGATCACAAACCGGCCTTGCCGATCCATGCCGTACCAGCAAGCGATCGGCGAAAGGAGCTTATCTAATATAGTAGAGACCGCATCATTATTGGAGTGGACCCAGACCGCAAAACTGTTATCAGCCGCCCATGCATCCCAGGCAGCCTGATCTTTTGTCGAGATTCCGGCTACATCTAAACAAGACTGGACCACAGTTGGCAAAGTGCCCGAGTAATCACCTTCCGGGAGCTTGTTTGTAAAAAATGCGGCTTGCCGATCCTGTACCGGAACAACGATGGTTTGATCATAAAAAACAGGTGAATCCATCACGCCGGTGAGCACGGTCCGGAACTCGGAAAAGGGCAACTCATCAAAACCTTGTTTGATGATAATTTGTTGCCCTGCCCAGTAATAATCGCTTATGAGGGCGTCCAGGCCGCCGTCTGTGGCCTTTAGTTCGGCCCTTCCATAACCGAGCATAGTCTGACCAAAAAACGGCTCTTGGATGCTCCTTGTAAACTGAGGCACGCCCGCCAAACGAGGCTCGAAAAATGTATCCGTGAGGTCCGGCCTGATGCCGGCACCGGTGCAAACGGCCAGGTTATAGTATTCCAATCCGCCGCCGGCAGCGGGACGCGCAGGGAACATCTCTGCTGTATAAATCTTTTGGCTGGATTGCCGCTGTATGAGTTGTTCCCAGGTTGCCATTTTATCCCCTGAAACTCGCGATTCCTTCGGAGAACAACACTATCTCGCCGTTTTTCGACGCCTCTTTCAGGCCCTGCTTGATGCTGTCCAGAATCGCGGGCTGTGCATCTTTTGCGAGCTGCTTTGCATCTGCCGCATGACTTTCGATCAAAGGGCCATTGGCTTTGATCGAAACGTTGATGTTTTTGGCAGATGAAGACTGCTGCTGCCTGGAAGGCGTGGGCACGACATAAGACTGTATCTTGCTGCTGATCTCGCCGGTTGAAACAAAGTTGGTCTTGACAGTTGAGCTGATTTCGGTGGGGATGGCAAAGAGTGATCCAGCTAGGTTAATAGCGGCTGTCGCTGTGTCGTCCATCTGCATACGTGCCGCTTCCCAGGCTGCATTCATGCGGTTTTCGACCGCCTCTGACACCCGCACCACTTCGGCCGAGGTGGCGGCCATGTACTGCCCCAACTGCCCGCTTGTCATCTTGGCCACGTCAAAAGAGTCTGCCAGGGCGCGCATCTGCTGAGCCGTGGTTTCGCCCGCTCGGACCGCTTGTTCGAGCTGGGCTGAGATGCTGTGTTGCATTGCCTCGCCAAACTGATCTGCGGTTATCTGTCCGGCGCGCAACTGGGTATTCAGGCGGGTGATCTCGGCATAGAGAGTCTGGGTCCGCTGATCCGTCAAGCCCATAGACTCGACCAGGTTATACATGGTGTTGGCCAGATTAGAGATGGCAAGCTCGTTGTGGCCGTATTCATCCGTGGCTAACTTGAATCGCTGTGTGGCTCTTTCGACCTCGTTGTCAAGATGCTTTGTCGCTTGGGCGGCCTCGGCCATTGCCGCTCCTATTGGGTCCAGGGCGTCGATCATGGCGTCAATCTCGCCCTGTGCCAGGCCTGCGCGATCAGCCAAGAGTTCCATTTCCCAAGCGGCATCTCTGATGTTATTCAAGAATCCATCAACAAACAGGCCGTTTTTAAGCTGGCGCTGGTAAGCTGTGGTTGCCCGCTGTAAATACTCAAAGTCATGGATGATGTATTGAAGCGCGGACTCCGGAGTATGCCCGCCGTCTGAGCCGAACAGGATCTGGCCGACGGCGCCGATTGGACCGGTTTCGATTACGCCGGTGAGTGCGAGCAACTCGGCAAAGGCAATCGCGCCGCCGGCAGCGGCAAGGGCTCCCATGCTTATACCGGCCGCCGCGCTTTCGCCCGCCGCCGCAACCGAGCCCAACTCACTTGCAGCAACGCCCACGCCCTCGTTAAACACTGCCAGTGAGCCTGAATACCCGGCTATGGCATCGGCCATTGCAGCTCCAGTCGCTCCGAACTCTGCTAATGCCGTGCTGCCGAGTTGCACCGCGCCGGTAAGTCCACCGGCGCCAAGCACCGTGGGCAAGTTGCTTATAGTTGAACTGAGGCTCCCGAGCCCGACCGAGAGGCCGGCCACCTCGGTTGCCGTGCCGGAGATCTGGCCGCTCAAGCCCCCGAAAAGGTTATCGAGGCTGAAGCCCGAAAAGCCCTGGCCGGTGAAAAGACCAAGGATGCCGGACGTTGCCCACTGGGCGATCATGTCGGCGATCAAGCGAATCCAAGAATCAAGGATTGATTGGCATGCATTATCGAACGCATCTGTAATACCGTCCCAGCCGTCATTGATGCCCGCGACCACAATGTCGCTCATGCCGTCGTTGATACCATTAAATGTAAGGTTCCAACCTTCGTAGAGGAACTCCTGAAGCGACTGCTGATCACTTAGAATTTCGTGGGCCGCGACATCAAAGCCGCTCACCAAATTGGCCATCAATAAATTGTGCAGGCGGTAGATATGGTCTTCGGTGAGCGATTGCCGCTCGCGGATAAAATCACTGTAAGACTGGGTGATGAGCTGCTGAGCAATGCGCTCATCAGCTACATTCTGCTTGATGTAAGCTACGCGCTTCCGCAGCCACTCTTGAGTGCGCCCGTCTTGCGCTAAAAGGGACTGCCAATAATCCCTTTCCCTTTGCTGCTCAAAGGCGGCAAGCTTGCGTGTCATCTCATCTTCAGATCGGCCGGCAAGCGCCATCTGCTCGGAGTATTTATTATAGAGTGCGATGGTTTCGGCATTGTAAATGGCCTTGGCCTTGGCCAAGCCCTCTTCCCGCTGTTCCAACTCAAACCGGGCGACTGAATGGGCGGCATCGATGCGCTCTTTTGCTGCCTGGGCTGCGAGCTGGTTTTCGTGTTTATGTAGTTCAAGTATGGCTTTTTGTTGTTTTGTGAGCTCGGTTGAAGTGGCGGCGGTTACCAACTTTTCTTTTTTGACGATTTTTTTGGCTTTATCATCGTATGCTTTTGCACTTTTGAGAGCCGCATCAATCTGAGCATTGGCAGTGCTCCCAGCCATTGTCGTGAGCTGAACAGTTGTATCTTTGTACGCATTTACAATTAATTTTTGGGCCTCAATCGCGGCCTGTGCTTTAGCCTGGGCAGCGGCATAAACCTCGGCGACAACTAAGTCATGACCAATGCCGCTACCAATGCTGTTCGCGATATCGGTATTGTTTGCAATGGCCAGTTGGCTGGTAACGTCTGAGTTTTCAATATACTCAATGACAGCCACAATGCCGTCATAGACAGCCGCGATCGCCTTGGCAATGCCGCTTACAACTTCCCAGGCTTTCGCGCCTGTTGCTTGAATCTCACCGAAAAATTCGCCGATATCCTGCTCAAGCAGGTCGCCGTTTGCGTCGTACCATGATTTGATGCTTTTGATCAGATCGGTGATCCAGCGGACCACGCTTCCCACATAATCATCAATTTTCTGGTCTATAAGCTGTTTATTGGCTTGGTACCACTCCACCATCCATTCGACTGCCTCGGTCAAGGGCGGTAAAAAGTGATTGCCGATCTCAACCGCCACATCCTTGATGACCTGCCAGAAGCGGCTTAATTGATGGTTAAGAGTGCGCGTGACCTTGTCGTAAGCCGCTTGAGTCTGGCCGGCGGCTTTTGTAGTGCGAGCCAAATTTAACCGGTAGTCGTCTTGCTGCGCGATCAGAACATTAGCCGCCTTCATTGCATTGATTTCGGAAAACAACGCCAGCTTTTGACTATCTGTTGCCTTGGAAAGAACGCCAAGCGTTTTGCTTAGGTTATTACCCTGGATAAGACTTTTATTCCAAGCCGCGCCAGCTAATGAGGTCCCGGCGCTTAAGTCTTTCCAGGCCTGAATGGCCTTTGGCGACTCACGCTTAAAGGCGACAATTAGCTGATTAATCGCAGTTACACTTTCTGAAGTGCTGATGCCGGCTTTGGTGACAGTCGCGAGCATGGCCCCGAGCTGATCAAGCTGAATACCGGATGCGGCTGCCTCCGGCGCTACCTGGCCAATGGAAGACGCCAACTCGGCAAACGTAGTCTTGCCGCTCGCCACCGTGGCAAAAGCAATATCAGATACCTTTCCGGCATCCTCGGCTTGCATCCCATACGCATTAAGCGCACTTGTGATAAAGTCCACGCTCGTGGCAGTATCTGTTATGCCCGCCTTTGCGGCTTTAGTCGCAATCGTGAGCACATCCATCGCCTTCGCCGGGGGGATGGATGCACTCAAGATGTCATACAAGCCCTTACTTAAAGTGGCTGTGCTCTCGCCCATCTCAACGCTAAGAGCGCGCATGCCGATTGAATAGGACTGCATTAAGGCATTGTATTTTTTAGTGCCGAGGCTGGCGGTGTCAAGCATGGTCGACACAACCGCAAGCTGGGACTGGAACGATGCGGCGGCGGCGATTGAGCCGGTAAAGATTCCGATCAGGACAGTGAGCGCGCCGGCTAAAACTTTAAGCTGAAGCGGCACACGCGAGGCTGATTCGCGCATCTTGCCGAACCTGCCGGTGCTCTTCTGGGCAGACTTGCCGAGCTTGTCAACTTTGCCGTCGACCAAATCAATGGATTTCACTCCCTCGGTCCCGACTTTTATTTTAAGCTCGTATGTATCGCCGCTTTTTGCCACTGCTTAATATTGCTCACTTGTTCCAAGATTTCAGTAACGAGTCCGAGGTCAATCCAGGTTTCGAGGTCGAAATCATCCTGCCCGAACGGATAGCCCGCTTTTTTAAGTCTGTGCAGCATAAGTAAATGATCAACATACGGACTGACATCTTCCGGCCTCTTTGATTTGCATTTTGCGCAAGCCCACGCGAGATGGGCTGGGTCTGGAAACTCTTCTCGGCACTTTGCCCGGCGCTCATCGGTGCATGGGTCCAGCGCCAGGCCAAGCACATCATCAACTAGTTTGGGTAGTCTTCGTCCTCCTCGTCGTCATCGTCGGCTTCGTCGTCGCTGACGCCCGAGAATAAGATGTTACCCAGATACTCAAACATGTTGGGCAGGGCTTTTCCAAGCAGGCTGCGCCAGTCTTCCCGGTATCCGGGATCATTTTGCTCGCAGCTAAGCGGCACAAGCTTGTCGTCGATTTCAAGATGAACTCTCGTATCCGGATCAGAGTCGGGCCAGCGAAAACGCTTTAAAAGCGGCAGGACTTTTTGTCGGGCAAGCTTCTGGCTCATCTCGACGATATTGCCCTTTTTCTTGACCTTAAGCTTCTTGTTGAAAGCAATGCGTTCTGCATTGGTCGGCAGGCGGTAAAAGACCTCAAGCTCAACTCCACTGCCGCTGTCTGTGAGCACCTTGCTGAATTCTTTTTTCTGGCCAATGATCAGTTGCACTTCGCCCATTTGGTAACCCCTTTCTTAGGCTGCGTAGCCCGCAACCTTATTCCGAATTTTGACAATGACCGAGCCATGAACCGGGTGAGCCTTGACTTCCAGCTCCAGTCCCTCTTTGAGCTTCTGCCCGTCGACCGAGGGAGCAGCGTTGCCCAAGGCAACGCGCGGGAAAATGATCTCCCACCAATAGGTCTGCCCAGTCTCATACTCCGGCCCTTCGCCGCTGACTCTGATAGCCATGTACTCGGCCTCGATGCTGTCTTTGTTTTCCATCATGGCTTGATAGATGGCATCGGCAAGGCGACGGTCAACCCGGATTGTCTGGGTCCGCTCTCCGCGCTCAAGCACACCGGCGGCATCCTTTGTCTTGGCGGTGCGTTTGGCGTCAACTGCGTTGTTGTAACTCCATTCAAAGGAGTCCACCTCATCACCAAGGGCGCGGCCACCGCTGAAGCTGGTGCCGTTGTAATCGCCGCCCACGACCAGGTCGAGCTGGTCGCAACGCATGGGAGGCTCGGACACTGCGGCTTGATTGATCGGCAGCCAGCCGTATTGAACAATCTTGTAGGTGTCGGCGCTGCGGACGCCCGCCGAATAGAGATCTCCTTCGGCGGTAATGGTCGTTGCTGTGTTGGCCGAGATCGGCCAGAACAGGCCGCTTTCCGCCGTGCCGGAAGTCATGACAACATAGCGCCCGACATGTTCGCCCTCAACCATCGTGGCGGCGGTGTCTGTGAGTGTGGAAAGCTGGTTGGCGTAGTCAAAAGTCGGGTCTGCCGTGGCAGATCCGCTGTCAAGGCTTGCCGACTCAGTCGGCACATAGAGCACCTCAAAGGTACCGGCGTCTGCCCCAGCAGTCGGCGGGTTGATTGTGATCTCGGCCGGAGTGGCTGCGCTTACAGCAGTTGCAAACACGTCGACCCAGCCGCCGCCCGCCGTGGCTTTAAATCGCACCTGGTGGATGCTGTCTAAACGAGCGGCTGCGGTGGAGCCTTCGACCCCGTTTGCCGCGAGTGCAATGCTCGCGGCATTGCCCATGCCGCTGATCTGCTCGGAGACGATATTAAGCTGGGTCTTGCCAGTGCCCTTGAGCTGGCCCCTTGCTTTAACCCAGTCATCAGAGGCGAAACTTAAGGTAAAGCTGTCAACCGCCAGGCTGGCGAAAAGCCGTTTAAAAATGCTGCCCCCGAGTTGCTGCACCCCAGTAAATGTGGGCAGATCCCGGCGCGCATCAAGGCTTGTGTTGATCGGTGTGAGTGTGTGCAGATACCCGGTTCCGGCGGCCTCGGTTGAGCAATTCCCCATACCGTAAGCGGCCAGAAAAGCCAAGTGCTGAGGCTGCATTTTTTCGAAGTTAATTGCGCCTTCTGCCGTGCCGCCCAACTTGTAAGTCCTCTGGCTCTCGGCAGGACCTCCGGCCAAAAGGCCCTCGGCCTCGGACCTGGTCCCACTGCCCAAAATGTCGCCCAGCTCAACCAAAAACAAAGTATCAGGCGGCCTGGGCTCGTTAAGTTGCCGCTCTTTATTCCCGGCAGAGACGACCAGCTTGTTATGATATGCGTGTCGCGCCCTCATTTTCAGCCCTCCAATTCGTAGCTAAAGTTCAAACCCAGGCGCATGGCCGCGCGGGCTTTAAACTCAATCGCGGTTGACTCTTCCGCACCCTCATACCTGCAAATACCGTTCAAGCCGAGGCAGTGCCGATGCAGGGCCTGGCGCACCTGCTCGCCAAGTGCCAAGATCGGCATCAATCCGTCTCCGGTCTCCCGGCCAGGTAGGGGCGAATAAACCACAACCCGGAAGTCAAAAAACCTGGTCATGCCGCCGGCTGTCCGATCTTCAGGGTTGCCTTCGCCGCGATCCTTGATGCCAACTGCCGGAAGCGGAAAAGACCGCGGTACATAGTCACCTTCAGCGGATTGGTATTCGCTGTAGAACACACGCTTGAAGGCCGCCGTGGCCTCCAGCTTGGCTTTTACAGCTGCCAACAAATCAATCATTTGCCACCTGCCATATGCCGCTTAAGGGCTTTTCTCAGGTAACGGCGATCACTGGCCAGGACTTTTAAAAACGGCCTGGCTGGCAGCTTCATACGTCTGGTCCTGGTATGGGCCTTGACGATGCTCACTCCGATTTTTGTCCTGCGAGTGTGAGTTTTGACATGCTCGGTTACGCGCTCATCAATCCCAAGCTGATGCACCCGGCCATACGCCACATTGGTTCCCACCAGGACATCTTCACCACGGACTTTGCCGGTGATCGACTTCTTGAGCCGCGCGGACTTGATAAGAGTCTTTCCGCCGGTTGTCGCGGCCCGCTTTGATGGCTTCCACTTGTTCGGCCTGCCGCCCGAGGAAAAGGTTTTTTTGGTGCTGCTGACCATGCATTCGGCGAATTCCTTGCGCAAAGGTTTAAGGTCTTTTGCCCGACCGTTGAAGCGCGCAAGCCGCCGCTTAACGGCTTCGGGGCTTGTTTTGAGCGACAGGTGGAGCATGGTTAAAAATCCTTCAAGGTGTCGCGGCTGAATATCCTTGTCTGACTTTGAGCTAAAACAGGCTCCGCATTCGGCGTGCCTGTGGGGTCACCACCGCCCAAAGTCACCTTGCCGTCTGCCAGATCCCGCAGCCACCGCACTTGGGCCTCATGCCTGCGTTGCCATTCTTCCGGAGCGCCCAGCCTTCGTGCAAACAAGTTATAGATTGCAATTACGCAGGCAGCCCGCTGGATCACTCTAGGCACAGGATCAAGCGGCACGTTGTGCCGCTTGCCTGCATAGCTGTCTATCAGGGCCTGTGCGTCTGCGATGGCATCATTAACCCGGCCCTGGTTGACAACGCCTTCGCCTTCGTCGTCAGTCATGTTGATGACTTCAGATTCAGGGATTTTGTCTAAAATGTCGGCCAAGGTGCAGTAAGCCACCGCTTAGTCCTCCGGCTCAGGCTGGTGGTCGTGACAAAAATCAGAGCCCTCGACAGCGGCAAAGCGGCACTGCTTGCCGCTATCGCCTACGTACTGGCAGCGGGCTCTGCCGTCGGACAGAGTCGCTTCCAGGTCGGCTTCTTCCGGCTCCGGCTCCGGCTCGGGTTCGGGCTTGAACTCAACAGGTTCTGCGACAAGCATGGGGTCTTCGGCGATCCTCCCCAGTTCCTCATCGCTGAAGTCTTCGGTGTCATATTCCTGGAAGCCGAAGCCAAAATGCCTGCCGCATCTCCAAAAGCCACCCTTTTGGGTTGATCTGATTCGAATCTTCATTTCGACCTCCTTTACTCAGCCAACAGCGGCCAGACGATTAGTTCGGCGGTGCCGTACCACTTGTTTGTCGCGCCCGCGTCTGTCCGCTCGTTTTTGAGCAGCTCACGCGCAGCAGATTCCAGGCTTGGCCCCACCAGCAGGGTGTCGGGCTTGATATTCAAGGGCTTGCCGGAATCTGACTTCAGGGACTGCAAGGCAACCCTGGCCGCTGTGTAGTTGTCAGCATTCAGAGGTTGGCGACTGGCATAAGCGAGTTGCCAAAGGCCGTAGCCGGCGTTGCCCCTGTAATCCACGCCATACTCGTATTCGGCGCGACGGAAAGCGGCCTCGCTGGTTTTGGGGTCATCCAGGGCGATTAAATCGGGTTCGCGGCGTGTTTGGGTGATAAAAGGCTTAAGAGTTTTTATAGTGCAGAGCAGTACCCACAAGTCACCGGAGCCGCCGCCATAATTGGAGTAAACCGTCACCTCGTCACCAATCTTGACGGGGTGGTCGGTGTCGAAAAAGTTTTGCCCGTCATAGCAGAGCTGCTCGTGGCCATTCAATATTAGCTCTGCCAGCAACTCATCCGGGTGTTCAGCCGCCGCGCGGCCAAGCTCAGCTATCATGGGGCGGTACATCCCGAAGTTGTCGTCTTCGATGTCGTCGCGCCGGATGCCGATGGTTGCCTCAAAGGGTTTGTTTTTAATCACAAATCCGTGCGCGGCCAAGGCCTTGGTGACGCGGTCTCCCACCCATTCCCGCATACGCGGGAAATGGCCAAGCCAAGAGTAATCATTCTGGGGAGACTGACTGGGGGCGGGCATGGCGATCTTGGCTTTAAGGGAATCAAATCCCTCCAAGGCCTCGAAAAAAATCACTCGTACGGTTTTGTTAAGGCTCGTAATTGTTTGAGCATTGATAATCACTTGCCACCTCCAATCATGATCCAAGCCGAGGTCGAATCGGCTCGAAGGATTTTGCCGACCGGCACCGCGTCCTTGCGATAACTCGCAGTAATGGCGGCATCATCCGGCGCTGTATCGCAGATCAGGCCCCATCGGCCGGACTTGTAATCGACCCAGCCCTTACCCACGCTTGCGTGGCTGAGCCGCCCCTTGCCGTCGTCGGTCATGGTGTAAGCCGTGGCCGAAAAAGTCACACTCACATCAAACGTGCCCGGCACGATGCTGCCGTTTGCGGCAATACCGTCAAAGGCCTTGGCTGTGCCGCCAGGGCTGGCGACCAGGGATTCATCGGCCACGGCGGTTCCAGCCGCGCCGATGCCCACGGTTTCATCGTCCACGACATAAGCCGTTTTCCCGGCATCGGTAACAGTGAGGCCCGAGGCCTTGACCCGGAAGGCTCCCTGTTTCCGCAAAACGATGATCTTGGCCCCGGCTGCTCCGCCTGCGTTATCTGCCTGGACCTGCGCCACACCGGCAAACTCACCAGCACCAGGAGAGGCGGGCAGAGCATAACCGGCGCTCAGGCAGCACAGCGCACCGAGGTAGATGCTTTTGTCGGCGGCGACAGGATGATCAATGTCAACCGCCGGCCTATATTGGGTTTCTCGATCTGCACTAAGCATGATCAAACCTCCTTTTCAGCAGCGTACTTTTTGAAGGCCTCGTCCGAGACCCCAAACATTGAATTCATCTCGCGCTGGGCCTCGTCCAGCTGGCCAGCACTGGTGGGCGTGTCTGAGCCAGGCGGCAACGAGGTCCCGACAGGGATAACTTTAGGGGCGCTGTTGACATAAGCCGCAAAGGCCTTTGCGTCTTTCAGCGCCCAGGCCTTCATCGCCTCGCGGCTGGCCGGCGCGACCTTGCCTTCGCTCACCGCCTTATTCAAAAGCTCTTCTGCCTGGCGATCGGCTTCGGCGCTTTCGAGCTGGGCAATGCGGTTTTGCAAAGGCTCTAGCTGGCTTGAGCCCTCCCTAAGACCCTTGATCGCGCCCAAGACTTCACTTTGCCCGGCATCGGCGCTCAAGCCCAGGGCCGCGATCACCTCACCGGGTATTGCGGCTTGCGCCTGCCCGGCGGAATTAAGCTTGGCCTCAATCGCCGTGGCCACCTCATCACCACCGGCTTTCTCGCCCAGGCCGACAAGCTTGGCCAACTTTGGCAACGCCTTGTTGCTGTTGGCCAGTTTCTCCACAGCCGCCACCGCTTGCCCGGCGTCGGCCCCCTCGTCCAGCCCCAAAAGGGCCCGCAGTTTTTCGAGCCAATCCATGTTTCCAGCTCCTTGGGATTTATTAGTTAGCGGCTTATAGCCGTTGATTCTCGGAGTGTTGGTGAGGGCCACATCGCTTATAGCCAAGACTCTACCGCTACTCTTTTCAATCCAGGTCGTCGGGCTTAAGTAACGGTATTCTTTGTTTTTAATGTATTCTTTTGCCCGGTCCGTCCATTGAACCCTTGCCCATATCCCGTCTTCACGGACTTCCAGATCCTTGATCCATCCGGCAGCCGGAGCGGTCTCGCCAAAATGGGTTTGGTGCTCATAATCCACAACCATGTCCAATTCCCGTTTTTTAAAATTGGCCATGATCTTGGATGCGGAAACATCGTCAACCAGGAAAACCAAACCATCGCTCGTGTTCAGCTTTCCCAGAGCCAACAAATGGACCCATTCAGGTACAGCAGCTTGCCCTGAATTCAAAATTTCGATTAATTTAAAGCCCTTGACTTTCATATGATTTAGCCTTATCCTATAAGTCCTGGGTCGGTGAGATGTCCCTCTTCAACCGGCGCTGTGAACAGGCGTGGCAGGACATGACCTCAGCCTGTACCCAAAGGGCTGTGCCTCTAGAGGAGCAGCCCTTTTCTATTTCTTGTCCAGTCACGGCCGACCGGATACACATTAAAAACCGTCCAAACTCCGCGCTCGGCTTCTGCCATGCAAAGCACTGCTTTTTCAGTATTTTTTGCGTCAGCCTTATAAAATTTCAGATATCTTTTGCGTAGAGACACCCGGCCATCATGAGAAGAGCCGGGAACAAGCCATGTTTCGTCGGGGCTTTCCACTACTTCGCGGGCCAAGCCTAAAAACCGGCCTCTTGCCAAATCAGATGGTTTGTTTCCGGCATGCTCAAGCATGCGGCCCGCCATTACCACTCCGTTTTTAAGCGGTAAATCCTGCACCTTGTCGTCCGGGCCAATCTGCATCCCGATTCGCTGTATCGATTCCCGGCGATAGTGCTCCCGCACCTCATCTTCGTTCATTGATTCAAGAAGTCTATTTTTAGCTTTAGGCAAGCTTGGCTGCGGAGACCCCTTGATTTTCAGCGGTGGCTTATCAGGATTCGGGCAAAGATCAGGCCGGTAACTCCAGCCGCCACGCTTTGCCATGCCGCTGAACTGGGCTTCAACCAGGCCACGCCCCCAGCCGCTTTCGCCCACGCTGTGTGACCAGCCTTCGTCGGGCTCAACGCCAGGCACAGGCTTGGTCGACTCCGAGAGTCCCTGCCTGCGCATCTCTTCAGCCGAGAGTGAGACCACATCACACCTGCATCTATGGCCATTCGGCGGATACCAGCTTGACCAGATCGGATGTCCGGAATGGTAAATTTTGCCGTCCATCGCGGCGTGGCTTGGGCGTGTTTGCTTGTCGCCCACAGCGTCGTACTGCCAATACGGCCGTGCATCAAGCACATCAGGATCGACCATCTGGCGATATCTGCCGGCCATGTAGGCCGACTGAACGTTATTGTGAAATACGGTCTCCAAATGATGAGGCTTAAGCGAAAGCCCAAGCAGATCAGCAGCATGCTTGAACTCGGCAAAAGTTGTGCCCGCCTTAATCGCGGCATCGACAGCCTGGAACATGCCGGTCAACATGTCGTCTTTGGCAACTTCGGCCACTGTAAACGCCCTGGTTTTGGCCTCATCTGCCAAGGCGTCAAACGTCGCCCGGTCGACCGGAGCTTGCCGCTCCCAAAAATCAATAGCTTCTTCCGGGTCAACCGGTTCGAGTATTAATGATTCCAGGCTGTTAAGCTCCCGCTGGTAGCTTTTGGCCTTGTTTTTGATTTTTTGAGCCACCTGCGGATCTGCGCTTAGGCGTCCGTTGACTTCAGCCGCGATCACCGCCCGTTCCAGCACGGCGGCCAGGTCGTCTGAGCCCATGTCTCGGTATGCTTGGAGCAGGTTGCCCAGGGCCTGGTCCCAGTCCTGAGCATTATTGATAGCCGCCAAGATCGGTTTGGCCATAGCTTCGGCAGGGCCTTGGGCCTTGACAAGCGCGGCATCAATAAGCCGATCAATAGCAGCCTGGGAGTCTGCGGTTTTGGAGCTGTTTAGTATTTGTTGAGTAGTTTTATAGAAAGCCTTGTTAGTTGTTTCGACATGGCCGGCCTTTAGAACTTCGTCGCCAGGCTCGGGAGCCGGAACCCCAAAGCGCTCATAGATGTGGGCGGTGGGGATGGGGAGACCAAGACTATGCAAATCCGTGTATGTCGTGCTTAAGCTCGCGAGGTCTTCCGGTTCCTCCAAATTAAATTTAAACCAGGGCACCGGGCAGTCAGGTCCAAAGTTGAATAATGTCAAAGGTGCAAGCAGTTCCCGGCGTATAGTTTTGGCCAGAGACCAGGCATCTGCATCGCGCAAGTCATTGCGCACATTGTCATGTATTTTTGCTGCCGCATAGCTGCCGACTTGGCCGACATCGCTGGTAAGGGTTTGCCCCAAAATGGCCTTACTTATCGACGAATCGCAGTAGCGCGATAATCTTTCGTATACGAGTTGCCCTCCCTTGGTGGCTTCGATAAATTCAATTTCCGTTGACTTGGAGATCACCGCCGCGCCATCAGTGCCCAAATTTGCGACTGCGCGTAAAAGGGCCTTTTTGTCGTCATCTGATGCGCCGGATTCATACTTGCCCAGCCTAAAGGGCATGCCAAAAATCTCGGAATAGCTGACCCAATCCTTGATCGAAAAGGCCTTGAACAGCCACCACCAGGCCACGGTCCGCATGACACCGGCATTCGAATCAATGCTCGACCGGCTTCGGCGGCGATGATAGACGATTTTTGCCGGAGCAAGTTCAATGCCCCTGATCGGCTCCTCGTCCGTGGCCAGCCTTGGGATGCCATTATCGTCCCACAAAGTGCGGGTCTGGGGAATGCGCCGGTGCCCCTGGATTACGGCCTGGCCTTCGCTGATATCCCATCCCAATTCAGACCAAGCCCAACCTTGCGGCACGGCGTCCATTAAAGTAAGCAAGAGATCGTCTAAGTCTTCCAAATCAAACAGTATTTTCCTACAAAACTCGGCGGCTTTTACCGCTTTGGCGTCGTCGCTGTCTGTGTATACTTCGTAATCAAGCGCGATAATTGCCTGCAAACGCATCTGTATTTGGCTTGAGATGTGAGCGTCGGCTTCCTCGATTTCACCAAAAAGTTCAACCTGGTGAGCAGGATAACCGGCGTCCGCCTCGCGAAAAATCCGAATCATTTTCTGGGGAGTAATTCCCCGCCGGGGATAGCTGAGCATCCGGTCGCCGGCACTGGGCACATAGTAAGATCTTTCCAGCGCCTTATCCGGCTTGCTTGATATGGGCCGCCCCCATTTATCCAACAATCCGCCCATTAAAATATCCCCCGCCTGCCGTATGAATCATCGCCATCGTTCATCCGGCGTTTACTAACTGACTGGTATTCGATCTTCCCCGCCGGAGTGGATGCGGCCTCGACCGCGAGGGCCAACGCCCAAAATCTATCGCCGTGACCTTTTGTCTCCGATTGATCAACGTCAAAACGCTCGTTGCCGGCGGGCGTGATAACTTTTTTGATGCTGTGCAAGTCATTGTGAATGTCGCGGTCGATGGGGATGCGGAGACCTCGGTCTTGCATTCTTGACCGTGTCTGATATGCAAGCTTTTCCTTGGTTTTGGATGTAAAGGAGACCGGTTCAACTTTAGAGCCATATTTATCTTGGGCCTCTTCAGCAAGCTGCATGCCGATGCCGGTTTCATCGATGCAACCCCGACGTGATTTTTCGAGCAGCTCGTACAACACTTGGCGCTGTTCGCGGAAGGGCTTCTTTTCCAGCACCTTGATTTCCTGACTCCAATAAACATTTGCAACAGCAAGCAAAGGCCAAAAGACGGAGAGATCTTTCCTCCTGCCAATATCAACTCCCAAATAAAGGTCATCATCTGCCGTTGCCATAGGCACATCATCGACATCAGGATCAAATTCACAGGAGGATATAAGATCGTGCGAAAGGAATGCCGTGGTTTCATCCAGGAACTGACAGAGATATTCCTGTTCCCAAAGTTCCGGATCATCCAATGCCAGCCTGAGTTCTTCAGGATCAATATCAAGCCCTTGGGTTGAAGCATCCAATATCGTTGTCTGATGTTTTGCAAAGGCTTTATTCCGGCTCCAGAGATCCCAGAATTTACCCTGCTTGCCCAAGGGCGTGCTTGCTACTCGCAACTTGAAGCCTCTGGTAATGCTAGGAAAAATAGCCGCCCATATTGCACGGCTGTCACGGTGCAAGGCAAACTCGTCAAGGTATACGTCTGCGCTAAACCCGCGAATCGTATCCGGGTTAGCGGGCAATGAAAAAATGCTCGCGCCGTTTGCAAGCTGGCATTCTTCCCGGTTTTCCCGCTCTGCTTCGATTGCATTCCCGGTAAGCATGTTTAATGCCTTTAGGTGCTGGTAAACTTTGCGCATCAAAGCCTTTGACTGCCTTAAACTGGCAGACACGAGCAAGACATTCCGCGCTTCCACGGCCGCTGATATTGCAGCCTCGAAAGCCAGGGCAAATGATTTGCCGATCTGCCTGGATGCAACCCACACCTTGAATCGGCTTTTGTCGTTAACCCAGGTGCGCTGGTATGGCAGTAGGATTTGGCTCAAAGCTCTATCCCGTAAATCTCACGCGCTACATCTTCAACAGAGCGCGAGGCAGGCTTTGCCTGATCCCTTGATTCAGCCGTCCGCTCCAGCTTTACTTTCTCAAGCTCGACCCTCGCCAAACTCGACATGGTTTCAAGCGCTCGGGCAACGGCCTTGATTGTCTTCGGGTTACTCTCTTCATCATTGAGCAAGGCCTCCGAAGCCTGAGCCGCGAGCAGTTTCGCTAACGCGCCAAAAGCCTCCAGGCCCGGCTGAGCCTGGAAGCTCCGGATTAAATTAGAAAGGCTTTCCTGATTCCTTTGATTGCGCCTGGCTCGACGTAATTTTGCGTAGCTGTTGGCTATAGCTGTGTGGCTCAACGGGTGGCCTGCTTTTTCAAGCAGCTCTGATGCGGCCTCTAAAGTAAGCATGCCGTTATCAAGGCTACTTATGAGCTTGTCGCGCAGATCAATCGGCAAACGCGAGAATGCGCTTTTGTCTTTCTTGCTGCTCTCCATCACCGGTGCCCATAATCCAAACTCGTTGTTCATAGGCACTCCTTAACGACTTTGATCGCGATTCGGGTCCGGGCTTCCGCCGCCGCCAACCTCACCTGGCTGAGGCTGTGCCTGATCCGAAGGCTCAATATCTTGGATCTGATCCAGCTCACCGCAATGTCTCCCGGCAACAGCAGCGATAATCGCGGTTGTCATGGCTCGGTTGAGTTCGTAGAGCCGCCTTATCTCGGCCTGGGCAAGCGCCAGCTGCCGCCACAACAGCCTTAATCCGACAAGTAGCCCGCCGATCACGGCCAGGGCAAGCGCCAGGGCGGCGGTGGGGTGAGATGCCAGGGTTGTAAGATCCACGTGTCACTTACTCCCCCAGCTTTTTATTGATGAGGTTTTGCTTTTCGGTCATCAATGCGAGCCGCGCCGATGTCTCGCCGCGATTGCGCATGTAATTGCCTTTATCGATGGATTCGAGCCCGGCTGCTAATTGAGCATCCCCCGCGTTTTTAACCGTGTTCATGGTCGCTTCCAGGTTTGCCGCTTCGTCACCGAGCAGCTCTTGCAGGGTTCCGGCTGATGCCATCAAGGCGAGATCAGCCAGAGTGGACGCAAGCTTGTTCTGGATGCCTGCCGATTCCGGAGTCTGGTCGGAGAGGTGGCTTTCGAGCATCTCAAGCTTCATATTGAGGATGGCCGCAAGGTCATCACACTGCTGCTCGATCGGGCTTTTCTCGCTGTGGTGCCGCCCGTTGGTCATGCAAAAAGCAACCAAGGCGGCGCTCAATTTCCGAACGTCTTCAACTTTTCTCAATTCTGCCCTCCTCAAGTCGGCCTTAAAGCCAGTGCTTTAAATCCATTTGCCGCCATCCAATCCGCTAGGCGTTGCGGCACTTTGTTGCAGTCTCCCTCGCCGCCGTAATTTGGGTCACAGCAGCGTCTGGCCAGCGTGCACACCGCCTCGCTACAAATCCATGCCGAGTCGGCCAGGGCTTGTAGCCAGACGTCGTTACCCGTAATCGCCCGCATGGCTTGCGCGGCGACATCCCAATAGCCGTATGAATCCCCTACATGCACCATCGCTTCCGCGACTAAATTGTTCCGCGGTGGCTGGGGCCAATCCGGCGCATCCCAGAACGTCAAAGTGCAGCCTTTGTAGTCCCGTAAATCAGCAACCCCAAACTTGCAATCTTGACTCGCAAACTTGCCACGACCGATATAGATCATCACGTGGGATTCGGTCGCCGTGTGGCCGAGTATGTCTGATTCAAACTTCCGAATTTGATCGGCAAGCCAGGACACAAGAGGTCGCCGCCAGGACCAGGGCCGGTAAACAGTTACGATCATCCCGCGCCTTAGATCAGGACAGCCCGCCCGGACGTACTCATCAACCGAGATCGTCCGGACGGGTATATTCAATTCGTTCATCATTTTTGTTGGTCCCTAAAGAACAAGTATTCCGGCTGCTTGAAGTATTTTGATGATCGCGTAGCCCACACCGACGTTTTTAAATTGCTCCCACGCTGAATCGTCTTCGGCCTTTTTTTGAGCCTGGGCAGGCTGCTGGGCATTCGGCACGCTGGGGTTTCCAATGTATCGGCGCAATCGTTCGGCGTCGGTGAGTTCGTCAAGATTGATGCCCTGCATGTTGAGAGCAGCCTTGGTCTCAAGCCCTTTAAGCGCCATCTCTCGAAAGGCGTTGTTAACTTTCAGCTGAGTTTGCAGCGTGGCATTTTGCTTTTTAAGCTCCTCGATTTGGGCGACCAGCGAATTTATGTCGACCTGATTGCTGCCAGCCTGGCAGCTTGCCCCGGCCTTTACCGGTTCGGCCGGAGGCTTGGTCACTTTGGCATTGCCGGAATTCGCCATAGCCAAAAGCATCAAAAACCCCACAATGGCAAAAATCAGGCACGGCAAAATGGTTCTTCCGATTTCTTTAATTTTTTCCTTCATGTTCATCCCCTTATCCCTTCCCGCGCTTAACCAGCGCGCGACCAAGATTGTAAGATGCTTGGCCACCAATAATCATGGCCACGCCACTTGCGATGAGCCCCCAAGCTGCCTCGGGCGGCACTTCGCTCCAGATCCCCATTGCGACAAGCCCCAAGCCGCTAAGTTTGTCGGCTATGGTTGTCCAAAACTCACTGGTTTTGACACCCGTTTTGACACCCGTTTCTGCCTTGCGAGGCATCAGTTCACCCCTTTCGCCAGCCTCGGCGCGACTTCTTCGTAGCGCCTAAGCCATTTTTCAATTCCAATGCAGTAAGCCGCACTCGCACGACTTAAAAAGTCATCGTTTTGCAGATACTGTCTGTCGTCCGGGTTCGAAACAAAGCCGGTTTCAACAATGACAGCCGGCATCTCGGTCACGCTCAAAACACTTAAGTTTTTGCGCCTAAAAATCCGGCCTGTCGGCATATATTGAGCGAGTCGCGCAATGGCCTGGGTCTGTAAGGCCCCTGCGAGTGACTCGCTCAAACGCTCGCGCAATTGGCACTTAGTATCGACCCCAACGTAAAAACGAATTCCGCGCGGCTTTTCCGAGATGAAGCTGTTTGAATGCAGACTTATAAAGCAATCGGCTTCGGCCCGATTTGCCCGGCGCGCCCGTTCAGCCGGCCAGACATGATCACTCCGGGGCATCTCCAGATCACGAGTCAGCATAATCTCATGCCCCATGCCGGCCAGATCCTCGGCAAGAAGATCGGTCAAAGATTCGTTGATATGCGATTCATAAACGTTCTGGCGCACGGCTCCCGGATCTTTTCCGCCGTGACCTGGGTCCAGCATAATCAACATTTTGTTCTCCATTGGAATGTGGGCGGCAGCCCAACCCGGCTTGAGCTACCGCCCGGCTGTGGGGTGTCTATGCTTAATTGGGATAATAGCGGGAAGGGTGTAACATGTTCGCCTGCCAACATGTTACATGGTGCGTTTTTTTGCTTTTTTATTTCAGAATTCTATGGATTTGCATGCGCGACAAGCCGTAACACTTGCTCAATGTTTGGATACTGACACCGGCTTGGTAATCACGCCTAATTCTTTCATCGCGCTGGACGCGCTTGATGGTAGACGAGCTGGGGAATTTTACTTGGCAACCGGCAAGACGGCGGCAAATTGTCATTGCCGTTTCCTTGCCCGCTTCTTGGGCGATGATAGTATAAACACCCCCCAACTGTTTCACCCCAGCCTCCGCTGGATGCTCTTCAAGGCTTCAATCACAGCCCGCGCCCGGCTAACCGTGAGAAACCGGATATCACTTACCCCAAAGCGCTTACCCAAAAATTCCCTTAGCGCCTTTTGCCCCTGGCCCTTGGCGTAAAACTTCCGCCGCCCAAAATCCCCCCAAATCCCTTGAATCATCCGGATCTGTTTTTGGGTTGCCATCCCAGGCCTATTTGGCCGTGGCTTTATCCGCTTGGGCTGCAAACGGTCAATCACCAGACTGGCTTGTTTGAGGCTCAGGTTACTGATGCTTGATGAGCCGACCAGGTCGTACACGAGGTCGTGCAGACCCTCGGAATCATAACCATGATCACGCGCCAAGGCCCATAATAGCCGCATCTGTTGAGCCGATATCTTGGCAAATGTGGCAGGCATCACTTAAGCTCCAGGTCTAGCTGTCCCAAAGTTTCACGGGCCGCTGTCCGGTCAAGCTTGTGCGCACGGCGAAAAGTGCTCGCAGCGTGATTCAAGAGCGCGCCAACCGCTTGTTTTCTTTCCTTGTCCGTGGCGATAATAAAATGCCCGCCTTCATTTCCGTAGGCCGTGCCAATGGATTCCCCGAACTGCTCGATCAGGTCTTTGACGATGTGGCGCACGCGACGTTCTGGCAGTTTGGCCAGCCTGGCCAACTCCCGATTCCCCACTGCGGCGGACCGCCCTTTGCAATGGCGCAGAATGCCGAGGACACGATAATGTTCATCAGGCATATGATGCAGAGTCATTCCTCTACTCCTTTCGCCTTTTTCCGACAAGATATTCAATCAGCAGATAGGCCGACGAATACCCCACACAGGCAAAGCCGATAATCAAAAGCATCACATCAAGACCCGCCATATCTAAACCCCCCTTGGCCCCATTTTGCGCTCGGCCATCGCCTTAACAATTTCCTTGCTGGGTTCCAAATAAGGCTCTTCCCGCGCGCCGACCAAGTCGAAGTCCAGATCGGTATAAATGTCCGGCCCGAGTTTGCGCAGAGCCGGCAGATCAATTTTTTTGGTGATCTTGATGCAGTCGGGATTTGTATCTTGCAAGGATTTCAAGGCGCGCGCCAACACGGCTTCTTTGGCTTTTTTATCAGGCGCGATCGCTTGCAGCTTGCCGGATTGCTTGCGTATTCCGGCCTTGCCGTGAGTGAGCCGCAAGCTCTTTGCCCGGCCCTTAAAAAGCTGAGACCGGTAATTTTCCACAAAACGAGTGCCGATTCTCACCAGCTCATCGCGCTGGTTTTGCAGCGGCCTGACCTTTTCCGCCAGTTCTTCCTTAAGCTTGGCCAGCTTGATTTCATATCTGGCCATAAGGGCTTGTATCTCGGCATCGGATTTACAGATTTGCAAAAGCAGTTGATCAAGCTCTTCCTGAGTATTGATCTCCCCACTTGGGATATCTTTTAACCTGGCTGTATTACGTGGCATTTATCCCTCCCTGCAATATTCAAGCAGTTGTTTGCCGTCCCAGTCCCTGCCATCACCAAACGCCGCCTGCTTCAATAAGTCGATATCAACTCCGGCCTTCGTAAGATTAGCTTCAATGCTGGCGAGATAAGGCAGGCTCGCGCCGCTGATCTGTTTCATACGCTGGCCGGATGCATAAGCTACAGCTTGTTCCTCAAGAGTCATCCGGCTGGGCGGTTGTATTTGCACTGTTTTTTTCTGGGGTCTATGCGCCCCGGTGCGCCGCTGTTCTTCGCGCGTGGTTTCCGCTTTAATCTCAGCTTTACGACAAAGCGAGACCATAACCATTTTCAAGTAGTTATGGTCTCTAAAGTTACACGGGCCTTTTTTAACTCTGATCACTTCATTCAAGGCCTCAGAGATTAATTCTCTGTTCACTGCGTATGTGTTTCGCTCGAAGCTAAACCGCCCGCTATCCCACAACTTGCGTAATTCACGGGCCAGCTTTACCCGCCGGGCAACGCTCATACTTGATTCCGGGCTCCGCTTAAATAGCTCTATGTAAGCAGTCGCCGCAGCCCGAGCAGACCCAAAACCGGCCAGCAGCTCAACCAGCTCGCGCAGATCCTCGCCCGCAAGTGCTTGCAGCAGGTCAAGCCGGGCGGAGCAGTAGGGGCATGTGATGGAGAGCTTAGTCATATTTTCGTTCCAATCTAACGGCCTCTTTGCTTAGCCTCCGGTTTTCCTTCTTCACTTGCGAAAGGATTTGGCCAAGAGATAAATCGTAGCCATAGCATTTCGCCAAGTCCTGGGCTTTTATCCGGCAATCCCTCAACTGATCGCCACGAGTCATAATGGCTTGGAGCCTATTTAATTGAGGACCTTTTATCATCAGAGATAACTATCTCCTCTTTTATCGACCCGACAGGTTGAGTCAGAACTGTCCATGCAGCTCTAAACACTGCCGGAACCTGGCCGTTTCCAATCGCTTTAATCCGGTCCATCCGATCGGCCACCCCATCAGCCACTCGAGCCAATTGGGGTTGAGATGCATACCAGGCATTAGCCCGGGGCAGTCCAGCGCGAATATTTTGGCGGCAAGACGGTTGAAGCGCACCGCCTGACCGTTTTGCACCATTTTCACAGCCGCTCGACTCGGGCGAGACCTCAAAGAAGCTACCGGAGTGGGCAGCAATCCAGAGCCTGTTGCGATGGTGGTGCGCACCGACGGCGGATGCAGATAAGCATTCCCATCGTGCACAATACCCGCACTCGGCCAAGGACCTGAGTATTTGGCCGAAGTAATTGTGACTCCCCGAGAGGAGACCCGGCACATTCTCCAATAGGCACCACGTTGGCCGCACTTCCTTAATGATGCGAATTGTCTCGGGCCACATATTTCGCTTGTCTTTTTCGGCCAGTCTCTTCCCTGCAATGCTGAAGGGTTGGCACGGGAAACCAGCTGTGACAATATCAACCAATCCACGCCAAGGTTTCCCGTTGAATGTTGCAACATCATCCCAGATCGGCGCATCGTCGAAATGTCCGTCTTTAATGCGTGCTTTGAGAACTTTGATGCAGAACGGCTCTCTCTCCACGTAGCAGACTGTTTTCCATCCAAGCAGCTTGCCACCGAGTATCCCTCCACCGACTCCGGCAAATAGCGCCAACTCATTCATAGACCTTCCAATCTGTGCTAAACTGCCTCATTCCCTATGAGGGTTGGGTTTATTACCTGATTGGATGGTTGTGCATCCGGTCGCCGGAAGGGCCGTCATCCCTTTCGGCAACCCTCACCACTTTTGGCCTGGCATCATCAGGGCAGGTGCGGCCAATCACCCACCGACGCCCATTAGGGCGTTTCGCCTTTAAATACAAGAAGAAACCCACTCTCTAAATTTATCCAGTTCACGCGATGCCCCTTCGTCACTTAAGGGATCAATCGGGACCAAAAGCGTTTCGTTGTTTTTTGCCAAGACAGCCATATTTTCCACCAATCTCCGAACCTGCTTATCCTCTCCATGCGCGATCACATACACAGCGCCCAAGGGCAGCTGTTCGTCGAATCGAATCACACGATAAGATTCAAATTTTGTGTAAGCGTATATTTCAGCCATCTTGCTTAACCTCCTGTTTTAGATGTGATATTTGCTTTCTCTACGAGCTCAGCTGCAATGTATTGCAGAGCGTCATATCCGATTGATTGCGCCGGCGACATCTTACTTAGTGATAGCGGTGGTACTGATTCGGCTTCAATATCAACCCGGCCATTTTTCCTATCTTTAATCGTGATAATTATTTTTGGCATATTCCCTCCTTCTAAAAAACACAAACAAGCAATACAAAAGCAAAGAAAGGGTGTCCTTCCACACAAGCCACAACTGCAAAAGCAAGGGCAAAAAATTTAAGAATCAATTCGTTTTCTTCCATAAATCCAGCTCCGAAGGCGCGAACACCCCGCGCCCGGAAATACCGAAATTAACTTCTATTCGCTTGGGGCCTTTTTTGGGCACATTGATCACCGTGCCGATCGCGCCGAGCATGTGTGTATGTCGCCGCTCAGGCCGCGCAACCATCACCTGGTCTCCGCGCTCAAACTTCATCTTTTCTCCACCATCGCAATAATGATGTCTGCCAATGCGGCAACGTCCTGGGCCGCAAGGCGCGCGGTGTCAAAATCAGCACTCCTGATCGTCCGCTTTAGCCTCCAGTTGCGCTTTCTAAGCAACTCCCCAAGAGCAGCCATCACAGCCGCCTTACGAGTCGACCGCCGCTTGCCTCGGCTCTTATTGCTCTGGCCACTGCCAGCCGAGCCGGCGACAGGCTTATTTTTCTTTTGATCGGCTTCTTTTTTCCGGCCAGGGCCTGACAGATCGGGCAAAGGGGTAGGGTTTGGGGTATCTCTCCGTATACCGGCTTGATCCTGCGTCCGCATATTGCCCATCTTTGATGGGATCTTTTCACTATATGTACTGTGCCATCCGGCTCGCTTAGGCCGAATTTCGGTGTCGGGAGATGATAACTTTGCATGTTCTCCCTCTATTCTTTTAGGGCCGGGACAGTCGCGGCAGGCGGCAAACCGGATATCATTCGGATACCGTTTCGCCTGTTCCTTCCTGGCCGTACACGTCAAATTTGTATAAAATTTTGCCCCATTCTCTCGGCATTGATACGTCATGCCGACTCCTTGCCTTTTCTCGCTGCCCTTTGGCGCTTCCTTAATGCCCGATTTTTTGTGTTGTGGTAGATAGGAGCCGGGCCGGGCGCGTCATGCCTAACAGTGTAAAGCGTTGTTTTTCCAGGTCTTTGTTGTGCAGTCACATATTTTTGCATCTTGAGATATTTAAGATACTCTGCTGTGTAAGCGGGAGACGCATTTGCAAGCAGCGCGCACTCTTTGTGTTCCCAGCGCGGACTTTTCCGAGTCAGCGCCACAGCCGCACGCCAAATCCTTTGCTGTATCTCCGGCGCTTCTTCGCGAGATTCCCACTTTGTCGGCGCTGCTTTCAGATATCCGCCCAGATCGATCAGCCGCCCCTCGTCAACAGCGTGTATCACTTTGCGCAGAGCCACACCGTGGGTCAGTTGGAAACGCTCTGCTATCTCGGTCACCGTCACGGGGGAGGGCTGCTGGCGCACCCAGGCCGGGATTGTCTCTTCATAGCTCATGCCGCCTTCTCCAGAATTCTCTTGCTAAGCTTGGTAACAAGCTCAGGAGCCGGGCTGCTTGTCTTGTTGGATTTAGCCGCGCGCTCAAGATGAGTCAGCATCACGATCACGTCGCGGAACAGACCGTGGGTCTTTTTGTATAATTCGCCGGCCGCTTCTTCGTTTAAATCCAAGTCACATAAGGTCTTTGCGACCATTCTGATTTCCGCCAGCTCAAGCGGATTGAATGTCACGACCTGGCTGACGCGAGACCAAAACTGTTCAAATTGGGCTAGACGGCCCGCGATAATTTCGGTTCCAATAAAGACAATCGGAGCGCCGGTCCTGTCGTGCAGATGGCGCAAGGTCTCCAGCATTTTCATATTCCGGCAAATCTGGTCGGCTTCGTCTATGATCAGCGGCATGGGGTTATCACTCAGTCGCCGAGCACACTCTTCAAATGCGCGCTTTGTGATTCCGTAAGATATGCCAGTTAGCACGTTTTGTAGTGCTAGCTGTACGTCGTTCAACATCCATAATGCCGACCAAAGCGGATTTGCCGTGACATAATATGATTTGCCGCTTGCCCGGTAATTCATGCTGGTTTGAGTCTTGCCTCTGCCGGCAGGCCCCACAACCAGGGCTAAGCCAGGGACGCCAGATCCCCTTTGCTCGAGGCGGGTCATGGCTGAGTTAAAAGCCTGGACGTTTTTCACCGGCAAGAATTTTGTTTTCACAGACCGCCTCCTTGAACACTGGGTAATTCCAATGTCGCCCGGAAAAAGTCCCATGCCTCTTTTGCTGATGCATATTCCGGGCTTGCCTCGTATTCAGCTAAAAATTCAATATCTTCAGGCAGCAAATCACCGTTCCGGGCTTGCTGCTCAAGCGTCCATTCGTATCTCTTCTCTGGGCTTTCCCACCATGCGGGCCGGTCGTGATCGCCGCCCACATCTTGCGCGCTCGGCACTAAGACCTCTTCCTGGTCAGCGGCGGCGGCTTCCAACTCGGGGAACTGTACAACTTTGGCAGGCCCTGGCAGGGTCGCAGGTGCTTCTGCCGCCCGCCGGTCCAGGTATTCCATAAACGGAGTCTCGGGCTCCGCTGCATTCGCTTGCTTAAAGGCTGCAACCCTGGCTTTGGCTATGCGAAGCTTTTTCTTTTGCAAAAGCCGGAGTTCTTCGGGCGACAGGCCGAGATGCAGCACGTCAGTCGCGGTACAAAAATAAGCGCCTTCATGGAAGACATAAATCCGCCCGGCGTCCGAAGCATCTTCACGGACGTGGACTTTTGTGTTGATGGAATCCAATTCCAATAATTTTTCGTGAAAAAATTTCCGGCCTTTGTACTTGATATGGCTCTGCTTGATGCCGCGCGTGCCCACATCTCCCAGTAGGATATCAAGCACTCGCTCATCACTCACACGGCGGGGTGTGCGTTCGCCCGCCAGTTCCCGAGGCCGCTTGCCTTTAACACGGGGCCGCTCGTGCCAGTCAACATCAAGCCACTTGTTGATTATCAGTTGGATATCATCAGCTGTGTGATGGAGTTTGATTTCCTCTGGCCTGGTAAGTATGCAATTACCCGTGTAGCCGAGTAATTCTCTGAAGCATCTCTCAGATAAGGTCCTGAAGCTCCGTTCAACAGCCGGTTTCTGCTCGGGCGAGTAAGGATCGTTTGTAATGATATGGATTCGGAGCGCGGCGCACATCGCGGCCACGCGCCGCGATTGATAGTCGTTGCCATTGTCCATGATGATTACGTCCGGGATACCCCATTCGAGGATCGCGGTTCTGATCGTCTGCGCCACGCCAAGCCCGTTGGATCGGGGGTGTAGCCTGAAGTGATAACGTTTCGTATAGAGGTCGACGATCCCAACAACAGTGTTTCTTTTTCCGTTTGCGTCCATCACGTCAGCCGGTGAGCTGTCTATCTCCCATATATGATTGGGATAAGCGGCTTTAGCGGCGCTATTACCAAGAGCGCTAAGCGTTACATGCCGCAATGCATTCGGCCCTTTGGCCATGCCGAGGTAGATTTCGGCATTATCTTTCCTGATTTTCTTCACGCGCCGCAGGACAGTCGCATAGCTGGGGCATTTGTCGCCGTACTCAGCGACCAGATAGTCGTAGATGGTCGCAGCCGCGCGTGGTTTTCCGAGCGCATAGTCTCTTAATTTTTTGGCAATTTGGCCGTTTAAAGACCCGGTCCTGCCTCTATTTGCCGGCAGCAATCCGGCCAGGCCATCAGCCTGGTAAGCAGATAGCCAGCGGTTATAAGTCGCGTATGATATCTTATCGGGTTTATTGGGGATATCGTCGCCGATGGCACCGGCGTTATATGCTTTGATTAACTTCCGACGCTGAGCGGCTTTCTTCTTGTGAGAGAGCCGCCCCTCTACTATAGATAGGACTGCCTCCCGAGCCTCAGCCCGAGCAACCGCCCATCCTGGCGCTGCATCAATCCGCAAAAGCGCGGTTTCATCAGTTTCCTTATCCTGCGCATCAAGCCGCGCTTGTATGTGCGGCGGCAAGGTCGAGAGGTCGACTTCAATCCTTTTTCCACCCTGCCCGCGATGCCCAGGGTTTAATCTCGTATCACAATCAGATGCAAGTTTTCGTGCAGCTTGACGACTAATGCCCAGAAGCGCACCTAATTCAGCGAGAGAGGCCCAGTGGCCGTTTATTTGCTTAATTGCCGCTTCAGCCATTTTTGATCAATCCTGATTTCAATAGGCTTTTTGCCTCTTTTTATGCCAACCATGACAACTCGTACTTTTTTCATAGCTGCATCCCTTCAAGGGCTTCCATTGCTTTTCTCCTCTTGGCGCTTGCTTTTTTAGCATCCAAATGGGCTTCTCCGAGGACCATTAAATTTTGCTCACGAGGTCCTGCAAGCTTAAGGCCTAAAGGCTCAACAATGATTGAGAGAGGTCTACAGCTGCCCGCAACTTTGCAGAATATCGGGAGTAGATGAACAGGAATGGCGTGTTTAGCAGATGGGGCCAGCCATTTATCAAAAACACTGACTGTTACCCTAGAGGCAACACCCTCTCTCTCAAGATATTCATTCATTTTGTCAACAATTTGATCTCTGGATAGGTTACTGTCTTTAGCTGCACGAGCTAATTCGGCTTTCAATACGGGCAGGGTGTTTAACCTGGCATTAAAAAGGGGTATTTGTAGGGAGTTATTAGACATCACAACCCCCCTTTTGTATCGTTTTTGGTCAGGATTCCAGATAAATCGGATATTGCACGCTGGTGTTGCATGTTGGTATGTTTAGAGGTAGATACACTAGGTGCCAAAGATTCAATTGGCCGCCCAAGTACTTCAGCAATCGCTTTGAGCACTAAGCGATTTTTTCGGTCGCCGCTGATAACCCGGCTAACGGTAGACCGATGAAGTCCTAGTTTGCGGGCCAATTTGGCTGCGCTGAACCCTTTTCTAAACAATTCAGCGTAGATGTCGCGTTTTGTAAGCACTTATGTTTTCCTTAAGGCAACAGTGTTGCCTATACTGTATCTCATAGGGTAACTACTTGTCAAGAGTAGTGTTACCTTTAGGGCAACATGGCGTTTGATAGACAAAATTCATATTTAGCAATCTTTTTGGGAAAGCGTTTAAAGCAGGCGCGAGGAGGGGTTTCTCAAACAGAGTTGGCCCGAAGGGCTGGCATAAGCCGGCCTCAGTACAATCAGTATGAACGAGGAAAGAGTATTCCAAGTGATGCTGTACTGGAAAGAATCGCCGATGCCTTAAATTTATCTATCGAAAGCCTGATCGAAGCAAATAATGCGTCTGTTGTTGCCGCCAACGTTAAACCAATAATTAGACTGACAGGGCTTCCAGCCCAGAACCAGGCAGACGACTTCATTTCTGATGATTACCTCGCTGTTCCGCTTTTGGAGGGGCGAGTAGCGGCAGGACATGGCACCGTAGTTTGGAATGATGTGCAAAGCTTGGTTTGGGTTTACAAACCCGAATTACGGGGGAGACATAATCTGTTTGCTGTACAAGTCTCAGGAGACAGTATGGAGCCAACCATCCCGGACGGAGCAATAGTAATAATAGATAGAGACCAATGGCAGCCAACCGGAAACAGGCGCTCAATTTGGGCTATCCGGATGGATAATAACGGAGATCTTGGTATTAAGCGATTACAGGCATCTGAGGGTGGGCTGATAATAATATCTGACAACTTCCAAAATTACCCGCCCAGTTTGGCATGGTCAACTGATCTAACTAAATTAGTAATTGGAAAAGTTGTTTGGATGTGGCGCAGTTTATAATTATTGCCACACATAGTTTTTAGGATACAACGTGTCAAAAAAATGACTTTTGATAGTACCTGGTTTAATATTTTCACAAGCTCACAGGTTGTCAATTGTTTTACTTCTCGATTCTTGCTATGTTCTTGTTTCTCGGTATATTTTTAGTTTTTTGATTGGTTGTCAATTTCGGTTGTCAATTCGCCCTATTAATTGACAACCTGTTCTAGCAAATATTTTTACTTCCTTTCGTTTCCTATAAGAGTATATTATTTTCGAGTCTCTCTCGTACTTTTCTTTACTGTAAATCAAAGGGAGGCCAGAATGCGTTCAATAGCTTTTAGTGCTTTTCTGTTTTTTTTATTTATGTCTTTATCTTGCCAGGTAGAAGCAAAAGTCCCTTCACCATTTAAATATCAGGTAAACACTCCCGAAAGATGCGTCGCAGAATACTTGTCCGCTTGGGCTGCGAAAAATTGGGATTTAATGTATTCTTTTACACAGCTAACATGGCGATATACTAACAGAAAAACCGCCAGGAGCAAATTAGCCAAATGGTATAATCATAAGGATTTGATTAGCTATAAACTAGAAGAAGTATCACGAGGCTGCCCAGGTTTTTTGAGTGGTGATGTATGCGCGGAAGCTTTTGCAACAGCAACTTACAAAATAGGCAATAAAACAAAAACCGTCACTTTAGGAATGCGCATCATAAGAGAAAGGTCATAACGTAAGCCGAGTATCCACGGCACATGGGGCGTTGTCCCAGCAACCGCACTACACGAACAATAGCCCCAGAAATACAGTCTCATTTCAAATGCAAATTTGCCCGAAAATTAATTTGCAGTATGAGACCGCCCCCATCATGGGTTAAGCCCCCGTTCTTAAACCCATTTCAATGATTTTAAACCCTTTTCAATTAGTCTCAATTCATTTGTAAGTTTAGG